ACCGAGCGGGTGCGGGTGCAGGTGCCGGACCTGCCGGGGGTGCAGGAGCTGCGCGCGCTGGTGACGGCGAGTGCGGTGCCGGCGGCGGATATTCTGGCCGGGCGGTTATTGCCGGCGACCTCTGGCGCCGCGGCCGGGTGGGGGCTGATCCTGAACGCGGACCTGGCGGCGACCTGGAGCGCCACGGGCGGCGGCTCCGGGTGTGCGACCTTGGCGTGCCTGCTCGATGGGCCCAGCGCGCTGGGCAGCGCGGGGCAGGCGCTGGTGGTGGCGGCGGGCGGGGCGGCCTGGGAGTGGGCGAGTGTGGTGGGCGCGGCCGGGCCGGCGGGGGCGGATGGTGCGCCCGGGGCTGCGGGCGCGCTGGGGCCGACTGGTCCGCAGGGGCCGGCGGGGCCGCAAGGTCCGGCCGGGCCTGATGGCGCCGACGGCGCCCCCGGTGCGCCGGGGGCCGACGGTGCTGATGGCGCCGCTGGTGCCCCCGGGGCGCCGGGCGTGCAGGGTCCAGCCGGGCAGCAAGGTCCCGCCGGGGCAGCGGGCGCCAACCTGATCACGGTCGCCCTGGGCAACCAGGCCGCCGGCTTCACCCTCGACCTGAACAGCACGACCGATGTCTACAGCGTGCACCTGATCTTCGGCCCTGGCATCTGGAACATCATTGCCCCCACCACGGGGCGGCGCACTGTCCGCGTCGATGTCACCAGCGCGACCGGCACTTACGCGCTGCTGCTATCGAGCACCGCGGCGGTGACCTGGGGCGAGGGCCGCGTCGACAACCTGATCCCGCCCGCCGGCACCGGCGTCAGCCGCAGCTATTGGGTGGAGGCCGATCCGCTCACGCTGCGCCTGTCCGCTATCACCTACCGACCAGGGTCCTGAGATGCTCAAAGTCAGCCTCATCGCGGCCACGCTCCTGACCGCTGGCGTGGTCGCGCCGGAGTTGGCCTCGCTCGATCACGGGCGCTACCAATCCCTGCTGCGCGCGGCGAGCGCGTCGGCACCGGCGCGCGACCGCCGCTCGCTGGCCGACGATTACGTCGTGCTCGGGCTGCCACAGGTCGCCTCGCTCGACTCCCTGGGCGGCCCGCGGATGGTGCCGCCGCGGATCTGCGGACCCTTCGCGGTCGCCGGGATCTGGGGCTATGGCGTCAATTCGACCTACTCGGGCGTCGTGCGGGATGGCGGCGTACCGGGGTCCGGCGCGCTCAGTATCGTCAAGACCAACCCGGTCGGCTCGCAGACGTGGCAGGCCCTGATCGGCGCCAACACGTGGACCGGCCAAACCGCGGTGAATGACCGCTCGGCCCTGACCGTAGCGCCCGGCCCGGCCGGCTGGTCGCCCAACTGGGTCATTGGGCGCGATGCGCTGCTGTGCCTCGACCACGATCTGGCGGTCTCCGGCACCACCGACTGGACGGCCCCGGCGGCGCTGCACATCACCTATGCCGACGCGACCGGGGCGGTCCACCTCGACGGCGCCCTGGTGGTCACCAGCGGGGCGCAGATCAGCGTCGCCAACGTACCGCCGCTCTATCCCACGACCATCCTCGTGGCCGCCGGGGGGATCTCCGGCACCGTCACGGCCGGCAGCCTGCCGTCCGGTTATCGCCTGGTCCAGACCAGCGACCGCGTTCAACTCGACATCAATCGTTAGGAGCCTGCCATGCGCCCGTACCCCCTGATCTTTTCCGCGCTGTCCGCGCTGTCGGTGTTGGCCGCCGCCCCCGTATCCGCCGAGGTGTTGTGGGAGTGTCGCCCGGTCTGTGTCGGGCCGGTCGCGCCGGCGGCCCATATCCGTATCGGCACCCTGAGCGGTCCCTGGCCCACCCTGCTGGCTTTCCTGGGGCCGACGCCGGTCGCCGCGGCCGGCTGGTACCGCGAATATCGCACCGCGGAGACGGCCCCCAACGGCTGGTCCATGCCCGTCATCGGGGTGGATGGCGCCGGGGTTGCGGCGGCGGTGCGCACGCCGCTGCCAGCGCCGCCGCCGGACGAAGAGGAGCCCCAGGTGTTGGGGGCCGCCGCGGCGGACCTGGCGGCGCGCATCGATACCGAGCGGGCGCGGCGCGTTGCCGCGGTGGCGGGCAGGCCGGAGGATCAGATCTGGCAGATCAGCCGCGCCATGCAGATCCAGACGGCGATTGCGGCGGACACCGCGAGCGCGCTGGAGCGGGCCGAACTGGCGACGCTGCTGACGCGCGCGGCGGCGGTCGATGCGCTGCGCCGCTACGGCGCCACCCCGGCGAACCCGGCGATGTGGGGGGCCGCGGGCGGCGCCAGTCTGTACGACTGGGCGGTGGCAAACCTGCTGACCCCGGCGGCGCTGGCGGCAGTAGATGCCGCGGCGCCCCCGGTGGCCGCGCCGCAGTGGCCGGCGCTGCTGCCATGAGGGGCGCGCTGCTGGCGGCGGGGCTGGTGGTCACCGGGCTGGCGGGGGCGGAGGCCCCCTGCACCGGCCCCGCGGATGTGGTCTTTGACGCGAATGTGGGCGTTACGACGTTTTCAAACAACGGCACCTGGGCGCTGTGCAACGACGTGGTGCTGCGGGGCGGCCTGAGCGGTACCAGCACCGGCGGGATCCGGCGGGTGGATGGCGTCACGGCGACGGTGTTTTTCGTCGTCTTGGGCCAGCCCGGGGGGCAGCAATGGGCCGGTGTTGCCGCGGACGGCCGCCTGGCACAGGCGCGGTGATGTCTCGTTCTCGTTTTCTCGTTCCCACGCTCCAGCGTGGGAATGCCGTCGGGCCGCTCCAGCGGCCGGTCGGGCGCAGGGACGCTGGAGCGTCCGCACTTGCTCCCCTGCTTCCGCGTGGGAGCCAGATCAAACCCCTCACCCCGAACCCCGAACTTATGACCACCCCCCAAGCTCTAACGATTGCGACCCGCGAACGCTCCCCAGACGGCGGCCTGGCCGGCTGGCTGCCGAACCCGGACCCGATCCTGAAGGCGCTGGGGCGCGATGTGACGACCTACCGCGACATGCGCGCGGATGCGCATGTGGGCGGGTGCATCCGCCGGCGCAAGTCCGCGGTGCTGGCGATGCCCGGGGCGCTGGAGCGCGAGGGGTGTCCGGCGCGGGTGCACAAAGCGATCGAGGGCATCCTGGCGGACCTGGCGGCGACCACGGACGCGGGCGAGCCGGGGGCGCAGCCGGGGTTGCGGGCGCTGCTGGCGGAGGCGCTGGACGGGGCGCTCTATGGCTATCAGCCGATTGAGCTGGGCTGGGGGCGGGTGGGGTCGCTGTTGGTGCCGCAGGTGGCGCAGGGCAAGCCGCCGGAGTGGTTCGTGTTTGATACGGACAATCAACTGCGCTTTCGGGCGCGCGGCGCGGGGAGCGACGGCGAGCGGCTGCCGCCGCGCAAGTTTCTGTTGGCCCGCCAGGACCCGACCTATCTGAACCCCTATGGGTTTGCGGACCTGTCGATGGTCTATTGGCCCTACACCTTCCGCCGGGCGGCCAAGTTCTGGGTGACCTGGCTGGAGCGCTACGGCGGGGATTTCCTGATCGGCAAGCTGCCGCGCAGTGCCTCGCCGACTGAGTATGAGACGCTGACCGCGAGCCTGGAGGCGATGATCCAGGATGCGGTGGCGGCGATCCCGGACGATGGGTCGGTGGATGTGCTGGCGAGCGCGAACAAGGGCGGCAGTAGCGACGCCCATGAGCGGTTTCTGTGTTATTGGCGCGGGGAGATCAGCATCGCGTTGCTTGGCTCCAACCAGGGGGTGGAGTCATCCAACACCCTGGCCAGCGCCACGGCGGCGCTGGATGTGGCGGAGGATATCCGCGACCGCGATGCCGAGATGGTCGCGCAAGTCGTGAACCAGCTCATCCGCTGGGTGGTGGAACTCAACTGGCCGGGGCAGACGGCGCCGCGCTGGGATCTGGGCGCGGATGAGGGGATCGATAAGACCCTGGCGGAGCGTGATGAGATTCTGGTGAAGGCCGGGGCGACGTTCACCCGGGCCTATTTCCTGCGGGCGTATGATCTGGAGGAGGATGATCTGGCGGCCGCGGCGGCGGTGACGCCGCCCGTCGCGGCCGGGGGGGCGCGCCTACCGGCGGCGGCGGACGCGGCGGACGCGCCGGACGCGCCGGACGCGGCGCCGGTGGCGCTGGCGGGGCCGGGGGTTGGCGCGGCGCCCTGGGGACAGGCATTGATCGACGCGGAGGCGGACCGGGATGCCGGCGCCGTGCAACAGGCGGCGATGGAGCGGCTACTGGCGCCGATCCTGACGGCACTGGCCGAGGGGCTGACGCCGGAGGCGATCCTGGGGCGGATGGATGAGTGGTATGGGGAGATGGACGACACGCTACTCCAGGAGCTGCTGACGCGCGGGGTGGCGGCGGCGGATGCCATCGGGCGGCTGGAGGTGCAGCAGGAGGCGGCCGGTGGCTGACCTCTCCGCCCTCTTCCGGCTGCGCCCGGACCGCGCGGCGGACTATCTGCTGGCCAAGGGGCTCAAGCTCTCCGGCCCCTACTGGGAGCTGGACGGGCCGCAGCACAGTCAGGTGTTCACGGTCGCCAACCTCGCCAAGCTCGATGTGCTGGCCGATATCAAGGGCGCGCTGCAGACGGCGATCGACAGCGGCCAGACGGAAAAGTGGTTCAAGGATCAGTTGGTGGAGACGCTCAAGGCGAAGGGCTGGTGGGGTCCGACGGTGCGGGTCGATCCCGACACCCTGGAGGCGCGGCTGGTGAAACAGGGCAGTTTGCGCCGGTTACAGACCATTTACCGGACCAATCTGCAAAGCGCGTACATGGCCGGGAGGCATCGGCAGGCGCTGGAGCAGGCGGACCGGGCGCCCTGGGCGCAGTATCTGGCAGTCAAGGACCACCGCACGCGGCCAGCCCATGCGGCGCTCACTGGCAAGGTCTTCCGGCTCGATTCCGCGGCCTGGGGGGTGATTGCGCCCGGGAACGGGTACAACTGCAGGTGCCGGGCGCGCTACTTGAGCGACCGGGAGTTGGCGGACCGGGGGCTGAAGCCCGCGGCCGACGTGCAGATCCTCGAGCGCGAGCCGCCCGGTAAGCGCCCGGTCGATCCGTTGACCGGGGAGACCCCGGAACGGTGGGTGCAGCGCGGGGTGAGCGTGGCGGACCCGACGCGCGAGGGCGGGCGGGCGGTGCTGTATGCGGACCCGGGGTGGGATCATATCCCGGGGTCCGATGGGGCGGAGCGGGCGTTGGCGGATAAGGTGCTGGCGCGGGCGGGGGCCATCGGGCCGCGCACCGCGGCGGACGCCCAGGTCCAGGAGTAGCCCATGGCCGCCGGCGGGTTCACCGTCACGATCGATGACGCCGAGGTCCGGGCGGGCCTGGCGCGGGTGCTGGCGCAACTGGGGAACATGGCGCCGGTGATGGAGGATATCGGGCGGGCCTTGGGCAACCTGACGGAGGATGCCTTCGAAAACTCCGGGCCGGGGTGGGCGGCGCTCTCCCCGGTGACGGTGGCGCGGCGCGGGAGCGCGGGGCCGATCCTGGTGGTGTCGGGGGGGAGCGGGCTGGTGGGCAGTATCACGCATGGCGGGGACGCCACGAAGGCGTGGGTGGGCGCGTCTAAGGTCTACGCGGCGGCGCAGCAGTTCGGTAACCCGGCTAATCGCTTCTACAACACCCCGCGCGGCGCCCCGGCGCCGATCCCACCGCGGCCGTATCTGCCGATCCAGGACGGGGACTGGACGCCGGAGGCCAAGACGAAGATTCTCGACATTCTGACCCAGGCGTTGGAGTCGGCGGTCGGGTAGGGCCGTTGTCGTTGTCGTTGTCGTAATCGAGTTCGACAACGACAACGACAACGACAACGACAACGACAACGACCGCCCCCCCCGGACGGTGCCCCGACACCGCGACCCGGAACCCCGTTTAAACCCCGTTTAAATCTTCGCAGGATCGATTGTCGGGGGTCCCCCGGTACCTCCGCCGCCCCCCCCTACCCCAAACGCGTCAGAGAGGCGCCTGTCGCTGGCGGGTCCGCCGGGCGCTCCGCGGGCGTAATCCGCCCCGGGCCAAACAGGCCCCGGGATAGGGAAAATGGGGGCCATGCACACGTCTGTCTCCCCTTCCCCGACCCCCCCCGCGAGCGCTGCGGCGCTGCACCTGGCGCGCGTTGGCTCCTTCACCGATATGCGGGGGCAGGCGGTGGAAGTGACGGCGGAGCTGCTGGCGCAGTTGGCGGCTTCCTATGATCCATTGGTGCATCGCGCGCCCTTGGTGATCGGGCATCCGCAGACCAATAGCCCGGCGTTCGGCTGGCTGGAGCGCGTGACGGCGACCGACGCGGGGCTGTTCGGCACGCCGACGCGGGTCGATCCGGCCTTTGCCGCGGCGGTGCGCGATGCGCGCTATCCCCATCGTTCCCTCTCCTTTTGGCCGGCCGGGCATCCCGGTTCACCGGTGCCGGGGCAGCCGTACATCCGGCACCTGGGGGTGCTTGGCGCGACCGCGCCCGCGATCCCCGGCCTGCAGGGCGCCGATCTGGCGGCGGCGGACGGGGCGCTGACCATCACGATCCCTCAACCCTCACCCCTTCCGATCCCGGAGCTTGCGATGGCTGAACCCTCTGAAATTGTGGACCTGGCGGCGCGCACTGCCGCGGTGGCTGAGCGCGAGCGCGACGCCGCGGCCCAGGCCGCGGCGCTGGATAAGACCAAGGCGGACCTCGACCGCCGCGCCCAGGACCTGGCCGCGCAGGAAGAGGCGGCGCTGCGCGCCACCATGGTGGCCTTCGCGTCGCGCCTGGCCGATGAGGCGCGACTGCGCCCGGTGGACGTGCCGGCGATTGCCGAGATCCTGCTGCGGCTGGGGCCGGGCGAGCCGGCGGTGTGCTTTGCCGCGCCGACGGCGCCGACGCAGCCGGCCCCGGGCGCGGGGTGGCTGCGCGGGTTCCTGAGCGCGCTGCCGCCGCTGGTGGAGCTGGCGGAGCGCGCGACCAAGGCGCGGGTGAAGGGCGCCCCGAGTGCGGCGGACGACGCCAAGGTCGCGCGCCGGGCGCAGGCCTTCAAGGCGGCGCAGGACGCGGCCGGCCATCCGATTTCTTTCGCCGCGGCGGTGGCCGCGGTCGAGGCTGACGAGGATCTGACCCATGTGGCGTAATCCGCTGCTAGACAAGACCTACACGGCGGGCGGGACCATCCTGCCCTATCGGCTGCTGAAGTTCGGCACCAGCGATACGCTGCTGATCCAGGCCACGGCCGCGACCGATGGCCTGCTGGGGCTGTCCGGCCAGGTCGGCGCGGCCAGCGGCGAGCCGGTGGATATCACGCTGGTCGGGGTGGGCGAGGTCACGCTGGGCGATACCGTGACGCGCGGGCAGCGCCTCACGGCCGACAGTGCGGGCCGCGGCATCCCGGCCGTGAGCGGTAACGTGGTGGGCGGCGTGGCGCTCAAGTCCGGCGTGGTCGGCGATGTGGTGCCGATGCTGCTGCACGCGGCCGGGGATGCCGACGGGGCGCCCTTGTACCAGGCGGATGTGACGGTCGCGACCGCGGCCGTGTTGACGCTCAACGCGACCCCGGTGCAGTTGGTGGCGGCCCCGGGGGCCGGGCTGATCGTGGCACCGACGATGTTCCAGGTGTTCCTGGACTACAACACGACCGCCTATGACGGCATCGCGGCCGGTGAAGACCTGACCATCCGCTATACCAACGCGAGCGGCGCGCTGCTGGCGACGATCGAGACCGATCCGTTCCTGGCCGCGACCGCGGACGCCATGCGCATCGTGCTGCCGGTGACGACCGCGGCCCATCTGCCGGTGGCGAACGCGGCGCTGGTGCTGCACCTGAGCACGGGGGAGATTGCGACCGGCAACTCGCCGCTCAAGGTGCGGACCTATTACCGCTTGCTGCCGTCCACTCTGTAACCCTGGCCTTCGGAGCCCATCATGCCTACTGCAGTCGCGGCCAATGGCCAGCCGTTCACCATCGTGCCGGCGCTTACGCGCATCGCGATGGCCGTCGTCAATCAGGATTACATCGCGGACCTGGTGTGCCCGCGGGTGCCGGTCGCCGGGGAGTTGTTCGAGTACACCCTGGTCACGACCAAGGACCTGTTCCAGACCCCCGATGACCTGATCGGGCGCACCGGCGCGGCGAACCAACTGGTGTTCAGCGCGTCCGATGCGACCGACCGGGTGGTGGACCGCGGGCTGGAGGCCCCGGTGCCGCTGAAGGATGTGGACGCCGCGGCGGCGGCGAACATGGCCGATCCGAGGGGGATCGCGGCCGAGCAACTGACCCAGACCATGCTGCGGCTGCGCGAGCTGCGGGTGGCGGCGCTGCTGTTCGACGCGGCCAACTATGCCAGCGGCCTGAAGGTGACGTTGGACGGCACGGCCAACAAATACCGCTGGGACGACGCCAACGGCTATCCGCTCAATGCGATCGAGGATGCCATCGCCGGGATGATCGTGCGGCCCAACACCCTGACGCTGGGCGCGGCGGTGTGGCTGGCGCTCAAGCGTAACCCCCACACCATCGCCCGGCTGTACGGCTCCGCGTCGACGCGCGGCACGGCGCTGGCGGCCGATGTGGCCAGCGAGTTGGGCCTGGACCGGGTGCTGGTCGGCAACGCCTGGAAGGATACCGCGGCCAAGGGGCAGGCGCTGGTCCAGGCCGCGGTGTGGGGCAACTATGCGGCGCTGACGCGCACCGGGAACCCGACCGCGGCGCAGATGGTGGAGCCGGTGTTTGCCATCACGGCGCAGTTCGAGGGCCGGGTGGGCTCCACCTACTTCGACCCCACGCGGGGCAAGAAGGGCGTGCAGGTGGTGAAGGTGACTGAGAGCGTCAAGGAACTGGTGTGCTGGCAGTCGGCGGGCTATCTGTTCTCGACGCCAGTGGCGCCGTCCTGAGTCGGCGATGACGACTGCAATTTTCCTGGGCCTGGCGATCGGCCTGGCCCTTCTTTCGATCCTACAGAGACTAACGACCATGAACCATACCCTGGATGCCCTGACCGCTGAGGTCGCCGAGAACCAGACCGTGATTGCTGCGGCCGTCGCCCTGCTGACCGGCCTGTCCGCGCGCCTCCATGCCGCCCTCAAAGAGGACGATGAGGAGGCCCTGCTGGCCCTAGCCAACGACCTGGACGCGCAGACCTCCACCTTGGCCGCGGCCGTGGTCGCCAACACCCCGGCCGAGCCGGTCGCTGAGCCCGTTGCCGAGCCCGTTGCCGAGCCCGTCGTCGAGCCCGTCGTCGAGGCATCGGCCGAGTAAGCAGCCGTCAGCGGACAGCTGACGGCTGATAGCTGATAGCTGATAGCTGAGCGCTTGCCATGAGCTACACCACCGACCCCGACCTGTTGTCGCTGATCCCGGAGCGGACCCTGGTCCAACTCTCGGCCGACGATCCGCAAGCCCTGCTGCCGGACTGGACGGTGGTGGCGGAGGCGCGGGCCTATGCCGATGGGCAGATCGACGCGCGGCTGCGCCAGCGCTATGCGCTGCCGTTGGCGGCGGTGCCGCGGGAGTTGAAGGATTGGGCCTTGGCGCTCGCGCGCCTGTGGCTCTACAGCCGGCGGCCGGACGGCCAAGACCTGCCGGAGGCGGTGCGCACGGCGGCCAAGGATGCGTTGAGCGCCCTGGACGCGGTGCGTGACGGCAAGATGAGTCTGGCGCTGCCCGGGGCCGGGACGCCCGGGGCGGAGACCCTGGCGCCGGAGTCCGGGCGGGTGCTGGTAAAGGCGCCGCAACGGCTCTTTAACGCCGATTTATTCGCGCGGTATCCGCGGTCGTGAAGACGCTGGCAGCGGTCAGCCGTCAGCGGACCGCTGATAGCTGATAGCTGACCACTGACCGCTGACCACTGACCCCATGCCATGGCCGACACCCTCTCCCTCATCGACGCCACGCTCGCCCACCTGGGCGCGGCGCTGCCGGAGTTGGTGGTGGAGCTGTTCCCGGGGCTGCCGCAGGAGTATCGGCTGAACGCGCCGCTGGGGGCGGTGCTGGTGGGCTATGCCAGTTCCACCCATGGCCCGGCGCAACCGCTGGGGATGGTGGTGCAGGAGCGCCGGCTGCGCCTGACCATGACGGTGGTGACGCGGCAACTGTGGGGGCGCGAGGGGGCGATTGCCTTCCTGGACCGGCTGCGGTTGGCGCTCGTGGGCTGGGTGCCGCCGGATGGGGAGGCGATGACCGCGGCCAGTGAGCGCTTCCTGGCGGAGCACGCGGGCCTGTGGTGGTACGCCAGTGAGTTCGACACCAAGACCCTGACCATCGCGGACCGGGCGCCGGATACGGGGCCGCTGCTCAAGCACGTGACGCTGTTGGACGGCTACACCCCGCGCTGTGAGATCACTCTGGCGGCCGACGGCGCCATCACTAAGGAGCATTTCGACCCATGAGTATGTTTGATTATCACGGCCCGGTGTCCAGCGTGTCGCTACGCCTGGGGGACGGGGGGCCGCCGCGCGATGTGACGCTGCACCCGGGGCAGCCGGTGGACCTGCCGGCGGACCATGAGTGGGTGCACACCCTGGTGGCGCGGCGGTTGCTGACCGCGCGGCCTGACCCGGCGCCGACCTCGGCGCCGGAAGCGGCGCCGGAGTCGGCGCCGGGGGGCCGGCGCGCGGCCAAGTCCGACCCCAAGCCTGAGACTGAGACGGGAGCCTGAGATGTCCGCAAATTTCTTGCATGGCGTCGAGACGATCGAGCTCGACATCGGGCCGCGGCCGATCCGCGGGGTGAAGACGGCGGTCATCGGGCTGATCGGCACGGCGCCGCTGCTCGATGTGGCCGCGGGTGAGCGGACGCTGAACCAGATTCAGTTGGTCACCAATGACCGGGATGCGGTGCGCTACTTTGGCCAGCCCCGGGCGGGCTTCACCATCCCGCAGGCGCTGGACGCGATCTTCGATCAGGGCAACGGGCCGATCGTGGTGGTGGTGAATGTGCTGGACCCGGACGTGGACACCACGGCGGTGGCGACGGAGTTGCTGGTGGTGGATGCGGCCACCCTGACGGCGCCACTGGCGCACCCGCAGGTGTCGGCGCTGGTGATTACGGACGCGACCGGCACCATCACCCGGCGGGGGGCGGCGGTGGCCGCGGCGACCACGCTGACCTCCACCGGGGTGATGCCGACCGCGGGCGATACGGTGACGGTCGGCGGGCAGACCTACACCTTCAAGGCGACCCTGACGGGCGCGGCGAATGAGGTGCTGATCGGCGCCTCGGCGGCGGTGGCGCTGACGAACCTGAAGGCCGCGATCAATGGGCTGACGGGGGCCGGGGCGACCTATACGGCGGCGACCGTGCGCAACGCGCAGGTGAGCGCGGGCGCGGTGACGGCGACCACGCTGGCGGTGGCGGCGCTCCTGGGCGGCACGGCGGGCAACGCGATCACCAGCACCAAGGTGGCGGTGACGCTGTCGTGGACCGGGGGGACCTTGGCCGGCGGGCTCAATCAGGATTACGCCCTGGACCCGGCGACCGGCCTCGTCACCAAGGTCGGGGCCGGGGCCCTGGTGACCGGGGATAAGGCGGCCTACTCATGGTTGGACCCTAGCAAGGCGCTGACGGCGGACCTGATCGGCACGGTGGACGCCGGGGGGAACCGCACCGGGATGCAGGCGTTCCTGGACTGCTACAACCTGCTGGGGTTCTATCCGAAGCTGCTGATCGCGCCGGGGTTCGCGACCACCACGGCGATTGCGACGGAGTTGGACGTGCTGGCCGGGAAGCTGCGGGCGGTGGCGTTGGTGGATGCGCCGATCGGGACCACGGTGCAGCAGGCGATTACGGGGCGCGGGCCGAGCGGGGCGATCAATTTCAACTTCTCCAGTCAGCGCCTGGTGCTGTGCTACCCGCACGTGAAGGTGTGGGACACCGCGACCCACGCGGAGGCGCTGCGGCCGCTGAGTGCGTACCTGGCGGGGCGCTTCGGGGCGACGGATCAGGAGAAGGGTTACTGGTGGTCGGCGTCGAATCAGGAGATCAAGGGGATCCTCGGGGTCGAGACCCGGCTGACCAGCATGATCAACGACCCGACCAGCGAGACGAACCTGCTCAACGAGGCGGGCATCGTGACGCTGTTCAACAGCTTCGGGACCGGGATCCGGACCTGGGGTAACCGCTCGGCGGCCTGGCCGAGCGTGACGCACCCGCGCAATTTCATCAACATCCGGCGCACGGCGGATGTGATCCACGAGAGCATCGAATATTCGATGCTGCAGTTCCTGGATCAGCCGATTACCGATGCCTTGATCGATGCCATCACCGAGAGCGTAAATATGTTCCTGCGCACCCTGGTGGCGCGCGGCGGGCTGATCGATGGCCGCTGCTTCTGGGACCGCGCGAAGAACCCCTACACGGAGATTGCGCTGGGGCACCTGACCTTTGACGTGACCTTCATGCCGCCCCCGCCGTTGGAGCGCATCACCTTTGAGTCGTTCATCGATATCAAGATGCTGCAATCCCTGACCGGCGTTGTGGCCGCGTAACCGGAGTCCAGCATGACAACCATCGATATCAAGCGGGTCACTAACGCCAACGTCTACCTGGACGGGGCCTCGTTCCTGGGGCGGGCGGAGGAGGTCGAACTGCCGGAAATCAAGCACAAGATGACGGAGCACAAGGCGCTCGGGATGGTGGGCACGGTGGATGCCTGGGCCGGGATCGAGAAGATGTCGGCCAAGTTCAAGTGGTCGAGCTTCTACAAGGAGGTGCTGGCCAAGGCCGCCGATCCGTTCACGGCGGTGTCGGTGCAGGTGCGCGCGAGCCTGGAGACCTACACCAGCGCGGGGCGGGTGTCGGAGGTGCCGGTGGTGGTGTTCCTGACCGGGCAGTTCACCGCGATCCCGACCGGGAGCTACAAGCAGCACGACAACGTGGAACTGCAGAACGAGATGGCGGTGTCCTACTGCAAGGTGGTGGTGGACGGGGCGGAGATCGTGGAGTTCGACGCGTTCGCGAACATTTACAAGGCGAACGGGAAGGATCTGTTGTCCACCTATCGCGCCAATATTGGGGGTTGATGATGACCGAGCGCACGCTTGAGTTGAGTGGGCCGCTGGTGTGCGGCGATGGCCGCACGCTGACGGCCCTGACCCTGCGCACGCCGCGGGTCAAGCACCTGAAGGAGGCGCAGCGCGTCAGTGACGTGGCCGCGGAGCAGGAGTTGGCGCTGCTGGCGCGCCTGGTGGGGGTGGTGCCGGAGGACCTGGACGAACTGCCGCTGCGGGACTATGCGGTCCTGCAGGAGCGATTTCGGCTCGCCGTTACTCCCGGCGGCGGACCTGTGGGAGGCGGCGGGGCTGCTGGCGCGGTGGTTCCGGTTCCAGCCCTCGGAGATCGATCGGTTGTCGCTTGAGGAGTTACGCACCTGGTGTGCGGTGGCCGCGCGGCAGATGGAGCCGGCGGGCGGCGGGGGTTAGCTGCCGTTGACCCAGCGGCGCCAGCCGCGACCGAACTGCCCGAGCAGTTCAAAGACCCAGACGGCGAGGCCGAGACAGACGGCGAGGAAGAAGACCAGCAGGGTGACAAAGAGGGCGATGCCCCAGGCGTCGCCGGTGCTGGTGGCGGTGGGCAGGTAGGTGATCAGTAACCCGAGCCAGACGCCGAGCAGGCCGATGGGGATGATGAGCTGGAGCATGGTGGCATCTTATGTCTGGAATGATGACGCTCGGAATCATACTCTCCGCGACCGATCTGGCCAGCGGGGTGTTGAGGAAGACGCAGTCGGGCCTGGACGCACTGGCGGGGTCACTGGCGAAGTTCGGCACGGCGAGCCTGGCGCTGGGGGCGGGCCTGACGGCGGCGCTGAAGCCGTCGGTGCTGGCCTATGCCAACCTAGACGAGGCGGCGACGCAGTTGCGCGTGACCTTGATGGGGGCCAACGGGGAGGTGGCGCAGAGCTATGGCGCCCTGAGCGCGATGGCATCCGAGATGGGCAACCGGCTGCCGGGCACCACGGCGGACTTCTACGCGATGACCACCATGCTGCTGCGCCAGGGGCGGGCGGCGGAGAACATCCTGGGCGGCATCGGCGAGGCGGCGGCGCAAGCGGGCGTGCTGCTGAAGCTGCCGCAGGCGGGGGCGGCAGAGTTCGTGAGCAAGCTGCAGGACGCGACCGCGACCACGGCCAAGGACATGGTGGCGCTGGTCGATACCATCCAGCGGACCTTCAATGTGGGGGTGGACCCGGGCAATATGTTGCAGGCCTTCGCCGCCCTGTCCCCGGGCATGGCGGACCTGAAGATGCAGGGGCTGGCGGGGGCGCAGGCACTGGCGCCGCTGATTGCGATGCTGGATCAGACGGCGCTGTCGGGAGGGGCCGCCGGCCTGGCGTTGACCAAGGTGTTTCAGGGGACCTTTGACAGTAAGGCGGTGGCCGCGGTCAACCAGCTGCCGGAACTGGCCAAGAACAAGATCAAGCTGGGGTTCATCGACACCAAGGGTGAATCGCTGGGCCTGGAGAACCTGTTTACGCAGTTGGAGAAGCTGCGCGCGCTCAGTACCCAGGGGCGCCAGACGGTCCTGGAACTGCTGTTCGGCAAGGATGGCGAGACCATGCGCGCGCTCAAACCGATGATCGAGAAGGGCCGGGCCGGCTATGACGAGATGCTGGCGAAGATGCGCGCGCAGGCGGCGGCGCAGTTGCGGATCAAGGATGCCCTGGGCGATACCAAGAACCTATGGGGGGCGCTGCTGGGTTCGGTGGAGTCGGTGATGGCATTGCTGGCCAAGCCGGCGGTGGAGTTCCTGAAGCCCTACATCACCGACCTGAACACCATCGTCGGTAAGGTCGGGGAGTGGGTGAGCGCGCATGAGGCGGTGGTGCGCACCGGCGGGCTGATCGCGGCGGGCCTGGCGGGGGTCGCAACGGTGGTGGGCGGGATAGCGATCGCGCTGGGGGCGGCGAGCAAGGCGGGGAGCATCCTGGCGGGGGCGTTTGGTAAGGGTAAGGGCAAGATCCCGGGGGTGGGCGGCGCCGTAGGGGCCGCGGCGGGGGTGACGCCGGTGTGGGTGGTCGGGGGGGCGCTGACCGGGGGGAGCGGGATGCCGGGCGGGGCGGCGGCGGGCGCGGCGGGCGCCGGGGCCGGGGCGGCGCGGATGGGGCTGGCGAAGACGGCCGCGGCCGGGACGGTGGCCTTTGGGACCGGGCTGGCGGCGGCGGCGGTGATCAATGAGGTGATGGAGGG